TTATACGCCCGTTGGTGTTTTGAATTTGTCGTACATCTCTACCAGTCTGCAATCATCTAGCCCGTGCAGATATTTTTCAGTAGTAGCCATACTCGAATGTCTCATCAGCCTCTGTGCTACGTCTATTGGCGCCCCATTGATTTGCAACTCTGTGCCAAACGAATGCCTCAATGCATGCGGATAAAAACCGTCCAACCCCGCCTTGTCAAATGCTCGCTTCATTCGATACCTCAACTCGTCTACACTGTATGGTCGACCATCGCTATACTTTGGTGAAGGCCATAGGTAATTGTTGATTTTTTGCGAGTCAATCCAATGATCAAGCCTATCGCGCGTTTCTTGCGACATAAACAGCCGTCCAGCCTTACGACCTTTTCCGATAATGTTCATTTCTCGATCGCTAACATTGCTTAGTCGCAGATTTCGGAGCTCACTGATTCGCAGGCCAGAGTCAAAAGCTAGTGATATCAACAGCCACGAGAGCTCATCGGCGTAGTTCTTTGCACGGACTATCTCCTTGCGAGTAAAAAACTTGCGACGTGGAGGATCCTCTTCTAGCCGATAGACTCGATTCAGGTTGATAGGGACACTATACCCCTCCTCTTTGAGCCATCGACAAAGACTGATGACATGGTTTACTCTGGTATTTACAGTTCTAGCTGCAACCGTCCCAGAGCACAACAGCGACTTCTGCCAGGACTTGAACACTTCGTTAGTGAACTCCCGCATGTCTTCGATTGCGACCTGTCTAGCAAACTGATTTAATACCGCCCGCTTACTAGACAACGTTTGCCTTGTCATGTTTCGGTTGTATTTGCAGAAATCCAAATAAGCTTCTATCTGCGAATGAATTGTTTCCATTGCGGTGAATTCTTTCTGCCCACCCGCTAAGTTGACATAATGTTGTTTTGTTGGCTAATTTTTATGTAAAAATGCTAAAGCGAGCAAACACCTATTACTATCTTTATTCTTATATTAATATATAGCGACGTCAGATTTGGGCTATGGTTCCGAGGTGGGCATAGCCCACTATTGGGCTATGAAAAATGGGCTTTCCACAGGGTTTTCCACGGAAAATGGTGGGTTTATGCTCAGTTTGTCCACAGAAATACTAAAGTTTTCCACAGGACATTTACTATAGCAAACCATTTTTGCAATAAAAAATCCAGCACATTGTGCTGGGTAATTGCCGCGGCGCGAGGGACTTATTGTTTGTAATAATCGACCAAGACACGGAACATAACGGTAGGCTTTGCCCCACCGGTAATAGACCGTGTCTCTATCAAACCTTTCTTCTCCAGTATCTCCCGTGAGTATTGCTGCTGGTGGCGATTAAGCCCGATATCGTCTTTAATTTCTCTGGTATTCTTGCTAAACCAGCCGTCAGCATCCTGCTCATATTTGGCATAATACAACAATTGCGCGTAATAGTACGCCGCTGTTACATTCGCCTTTAATAAGCACACAATCTCGGGAGAAACCGGCACGCGTTGCGCGTCTCGTCTCTTACCCATCGTATACCCTCGCTTTAGCTTAGAGCGGAGTTGTATACATAAAGAACACAGCCCCGTCCAAAAATATGGTTGAGGCTGTATATCACTCTCGGAAGATTACTTTTATAATAGCATGATAGTTTCGTCATGACAACTGCTTGGCAATGGTATTATCGAATCACGGAATATAAACGCCGGATCGATTGCGGAGTTTCTGCCTAATATGATTCAGTCGCAAGCAGAGGGCTTGAAAATCGTCACTGGCTGGGGACAATTCCGCGGCAGCAGTGGTAATAGTGCTACAGTAGAGGTGCAATTTCCGCATGAGTTCAAGAATGAAGTCGTGATGGCGATGGTGTCATACAATGGCTTTCGTACTGGTACGAAAGCAGAGAAGCTTAGTGATTTCACAAACAAAATCGGCGCAGGAGTAGTAGCAGAGTTTTTGGTGCGCGATAAAAAGTCTGGCGTAATTTTATTATCAACGTCTGGTTTATTCGGTGGCGCGTGGCATGGGGTGTCATGGATTATTATCGGTCATTAAACTCATATTTAGCAGCGAACGCCGACTAAGTGCTTGCTAGTATACCTGCTTATGTTTATAATAATCAATGAAACGTAAGTCGTCTGGTGGGTTTATAAGCATTTTCCCCACCAGACGGGCTACGTTTTTTTTGATTGTTCTACCTACACCGACGCAGCCGTAACCTGCGGCGCAGTAAAGTGGATCAAGATGTGGGGTACGTCAAATACCGGCTGGACAGTTCTCTACGGCGACACGGGGTGGCGAGATATTAAATCGCTGCTACTGAACGGCTGGAAGACTAATGGCGGTTCTGTGCTATTGCGACGCGTCGGCAATATTGTGACATTAAAATCCTCGTTTTTAGGGTTAGACGGTAGAGCAGCGACAAAAGGAATATTCATCACCTTGCCAGCAGGGTTCTCCTATTTTAATAATGCCAATTACGGCTCAATTGGATATTTTACCGATAATAAAAAACCAGTTGTCGTGTCGAAAGACTTTAATTCATTTGTACTTGATTTACCGAGTGTACAGCCTATGGGCGAATTGTCGTGGGTAGCTAGCGATAATTATCCAAGTACGCTACCAGGAGTTGTACTGTAATGTAGCGTTCGTTACGCTATGTCGTAATTTACTAGTATGTAGCTACTAATCTTGAATCCTATGAACAAGCTCCTCTTTATCCCCGCCAAGCTCTTCGTATTTCTTGGCGAGGCTATCTACTTGTTCAGGAATCTCTTTGAGGTTATTACGGCGGTTAATCTCGTCCATGACAGCTTGTAGTTGTTCTTGTAGTTTCTCTTCAGTTAAAGTTTTGTAGTCCATATAGCTCCTTTCGTTATTATTTTACTGAAACGGCATATTTTTACGAAAAATCGTAATATTCTAGCTTTTCGCGGTTAACTACTCACCCCCCCGGCAATACGGTCGGCCAGTCGTTTTCGGTGACGTATGACAGATTAAACGAGCATGAGTCGCCTTTCGTCCAGTTGCCGACACCAGGGACAGCGCGGATAGAAAAGTCATGCGTGCCTCGGGACGAGTAGATTGCACCTAATTGAGTGCTACCGATATTCACAGCCGCATGGCACGTGCCCCAACCAGCATTTCTAAAGCCGAGCGGAATGTCGTCTTTACCAGGAAATAGCGTTTTAAGCGCAGAGCGTGCACCAGTTGGATTATCGCCAACTTTCAAACCGTTAGAGCGTAAGTAGACGGTCTTACCGATACGCCGCAGCTGGATATTGCTTGTATTGTCCCAGAACGTGTCAAGCAGCGATTTAATATCTCTCCACCCCGTGTCGCCGTAGAGAACTGTCCAGCCGGTATTACCAGTGCCCCACATCTTAATCCACTTCACTGCGCCGCAGGTTACAGATTTATCGGTGTAGGTTGAGCCTGGAGGGGCTGCAATCCGACCATTTGGCTGACCGGTGTTGTAGAGGTGCTGGATATCGCCGATTTTGACGTATTTAAGGTCTGGGTCGATCCTGTAGACGTTCACATTCTTCTTGTTGTCCCAAAGTAGGAACTCGCCGACAGAGTCCAATCCCCACGATACATCTTTGTCGGCTCTGATTTGGCGAAAGCCGAGGGTGGGTCTGTCTGAATTGACGATAACCTCATCCTTGAACGTCTTAGTGCCGGCAATCGTCTGTTCGCCGTCCAGCCCGACAAAACGCGTCTTAGCAGATTCAGTATTCAAAGCCTCTTTGCCTGTTGTAGCAGTGCCGACTTCAATATTGCTGTTTGCTGTTCGGATTGGAATAGTGCTGCCCATTGCCGGCGTAGATAATCTCACGCTAGCATTAGCCTCGCCGCTAGCACCGCTGCTGCGCCACGGCACAGAATACGGGTCGAGGATAAGCTTGTCAGCTTTGCCGGAAATGTCTTGAGTAACGCCAGGCTCGCCTTTTTCTCCTTTCGGACCTCTTAACGCCTCCAGTTGTACTTGCGTGAAGTCGCTATATTTGAACGCGTCTCCCTTATCCCCTTTGACACCTTTCAATTCTTGTTTCGACACTAAATTGTGCCACGTACTATCGCCTTTGTAGTGCCATTGCACCCAGTCGCCTGATAGTCGGCACTCTATCTCGCGTCCGTCAGTGCCAGGATTGCCTTTCGGGCCGATGAGGCTAGCGAGGCTTACGAGGTCATGCCAAACAGCTTCGTCTGTGTAGCGCCATTGTATTGCTGTTGTTGATACTTGGAACTGAACTTCGCGCCCATTAGGACCGCGCTCCCCGCGTTCTCCGCGGTCGCCTTTCGGTCCGGTATCTCCCTTTGCTCCTTTATCGCCCTTATTGTATACGCCTATCTCAAACGTAACCTGTGGTAATAACCCATCCTTAGCCATTTCCGCCCCTCCTAATGTCTGCATTTACCATTACTCGTATAAATTTATTTCCACCTGGAAACGTAAACACATTCCCGTCTTTCTTCCGTAGCTCGAACTCGCCTTGCAAAACAACAAATGACTCATCGCCGACCTTAACATCACGCGTATCATCCGCTTCAAATCTAAGCTCGTATTTTATCTTGTCGCTATCGCGGCTGATGATATCGGCGTCTGTCAGGTGCTTCGATATGAGTGCTGCGCTATCGTTCAAATCATCGTCTGGCGATGGTTTCGCCATGAAATAAATATCCATGCCGTCCTCATACGCGGCAATCGGTATCTGCAGAAAGTGCTTAGCGGTATCGCCGCGTTTGAGTTTTAATATCATTGCTCTACTCCTAACACGATAGCTTCTAGCGCTACTTTGCCGGCGTTCATTTTGAAATGCCTGTCCTCCAGTTCTAGCTGTACTTCATGCCAGTATTCTTGCATCTCTTTGGCGTATTGCCACCGTTCGGCGAGGGTCTGCTCCTCGTCTGGCTTTGGCATAGTATCAAAAGCGAGTTGTTCGTACATTACTGCTTCTTCCTCCCGCTTTTATAAAGCCCAAACATAACAAGCATAAATGTCCCAGCGATAATCAATGCACTGCCAAGCGCGTCGGTCTGCGCTGCTGTAAACGGAATACTAAAGGCAATGACCAGCTTAGACACGACCATACCGAGCAAGATCAGTAAGTCGCCGGTAATATAAACACCGACCTTCACGCTCTGCGGTATAGACTTCACAATGTTCTGTGCGTCCTCGCTGCCAGTTACAGCCTCAGCGATGTCTGACGTTGTAGACTGTAAACTTTCTAGTTGTTCTTTTGTAAATCCTGCTGATGGTGCTGGTTTTTCTGTCATAGCTTTGTCCTCCTGCGTTAATGACTGGTTTTTTGATGATTGACCTGCGTTATTCGCCTTTTCGGCTTCCTCAACTTGCTTCTTAGCCTCCTGCTCAGCGCGTTTTTTAGCTTCCTCAGCCTCTTTGGCTTTGTTTTTGGCTTCCTGTTCAGCCTTTGTCTTTTCCTCAGCCCGGCGAGCTTTTTCGGCGGCTTCGCGACGTGCTTCGGCTTGCTTGCCGGCGATAAGCTGGGTGTGCTCATTTGAGTTCAGCAGGTCTTGCCTGATTTGGTCTAGCGTCCAGCCTTTAGCTACTTGCGACTTGTAGTGTGCTATACCGCCCTCGTCTGCGTCGCGTTCTAAGATATCGCGGTAAGCTTGTTTAATTGCTGAAGTGGTTTCGGTGTCTTTCTGTGCGGCTGCCGCCTGGGCTGCTTGGGCTTTACTAGCTTCAAGTGCCCTGCGCTCATTGCTATTCATGAGGTCGCTACGGATTTGGTCGATACTCCAGCCTTTAGCTGCCTGTGAACGATAGTGGTTGATACCGCCCTCATCGGCTTCGCGCTCTAATACTTCACGATAGGCTTGTCTTATTTGGTCGTCCGATACGCTTGGGCGATTACCGACATAGTTCCTCATACGATAGACTCGTACACCGCCTCTGCGCCAGTTGGCATGGAACGGGTCTATTCTCGATGAGTAAACGGTATTACCAGCTACGACGCGGGTACTAGAGCCTGGTAGTGCGACGTTCTGCTCGAAGACTCGGTCGCCGCTCAATGACACGCCGATGTGGCCGTATCCGCCGCCATCCTGCGGCCAGACGACAAGGTCGCCTTGTTGGCGTTGGTTAGGCGGCACTTCGTAAGCTAATCCCTGGTTAACTAAGGTGTTACCGAAGTCTTTTGCGTTGCCTCTAGCTGCGCCTGGGTTAGGCAGGTCGCACATCTCTGCTCCAAACCACTTCACTAAGCTTACGCATTGACCAGTGAGGTCTCCGTCGTCCATCGTTCCATTGGAACTGCCTGGAAAGAACGTGCCGAGGCGGCGTGCTGCGTAATCGTCTGCGTTTGGGTTGGTTGCCATATCTTTCTCCTCTCTATTACTTTACGAATTTCCAGTGTTCGATGAAGTTGAAAATAAATCCAATGATAGTGATTGCGCCAGTGACAACTGCACCAGCTACACCCATTTCCTTGCGTGTGACGAGTTTTTCAAGAGCTTTGTCGTTCGTCGTCTGATAGTTGGTGACTTGCGCTACCAAGCGCTCCAAGTCTTCTTTGTCCGCTTTACTCATCGTTGCCAGCTGGACGGCTTCGGTGAGTTGTTGAATGCTGTTGTTTGTTGTTTTGAACTGCGCGTCGACAAGCTGTTCAAACCCTGCCATTTTTATACCCAGTTCGCGAACTGTCCTTGGTGTATCATTGTCGCCCACTTGATCTCTTTCCGTCATTATGTTTATTTCCATATAAAAATAGCCGCATTTCTGCGACTACGTTATGTTGTTATTATACCATGGTTTACCGGTCGGTAATAGCCTAGCTACTTAACATATTCCAAAGTAACACTCACCTCTGAATTGCCCCAAGGATAACTACCAGAAATAGTAATATTCGTTTGATCAATTGAGGTTATGCCTGATTGATGTGCGCCTTCGATATATGGAAATGCTTGTTTGATAGGATTATTATTAAGATTACCAGATAGCCGCATACCGCCGTAGTAGCATATTAACTCCCAGCTATTAGATAGACCTTGAATACCATGTGGCAAACTTGAGGTATTGTACCCACCAGTCATATTAACCGTGCCGCTCACCGTTTTACGAAAAATTGGGCGACCATCAATCCATTTTTTGCCAGTATTCTTTTCGTCTGTTGAATAATCGCGAAAGTCTGGTGCAAGACTTCGTGGTAGGACTATATCATTGCCAACTTGGCTGCCATCACCAATCAGCACCCGCGACCGTAAATCGGTGATATTGCTTTTCGTCAGTGACGACGCCATTTGAGGTATAGTAACGCGCGCTAATATAATATACGGGTTTCCTGCGCCGATTTTCGATTGAATTGCTGCAGTTGTCGGATCTGTCGGCATCGCCGATGGCGTGCCGGCGACAGACGCAAGCTTCAATACCCCATTCGTATTGTCGATGACGGCTGTTGTTGGCGTGACTTTACTATCGATGTACGCGACAACTAGGTCATGACGCTCGTTCGATGGCGACGCTGCAGCGATTGTTACCTCCTCGTCAGCGTCAATTTGAATAAGCCGTGAGAAGTTCTGTCCCGTCTTAATCTGTCCCGCTCCAGGCTTCACTAGCACTTTCAACCCTGTCGTGCCGGTTGGTTCGACATTCAACCCTGCAGCTACGTCGCCATCGAATGCTGCCGATAAGAATGCCGATAGCGCTGCGGCACTGTGCCTACCGCCCTGCATGTTGAATACTTTTCTGCTCATTTCGTCGCTCCTGTTCGTTTATTACATAGCGCGAAAAAGAAAAAAGCGTAACTCTTGTCCGACGCTACGCTGTTATCATCATTATACAATAGTCACTGTACCCTTACCAGTTGCCAGCACGTAGAACTTCAATTGAAAACGAATCGGCACGCCATAGCCGCCATTGTACGGTATACTTACATTCCACTCCTGCGCGAGAGGGTCGATAACTTGTTTACGCAGGATAATAGGCCGCAGGCGCAGATTGTCGATCCATTGATAGTTGCCTGTCGCTAATTGCCTCACTCCCACACGAAATGCCGCAGGAGGCTTGCCGTCTATAGGCTTGTCCGGTACAAATCTGATTGTCAGCGTTTTAGTTATTTCAATATAGTCAGCCGGTACGGTGAAGTCCAAGTCCCACTCAAGACTACTCTGTAGTTTTTCTGTCCGCACTACATCCGATCCGACGATCTGCGTATGGTGCAATTCTGTCAGCTGCTGCTCGATGTTTGCCAGTATGTCGTAAATATCCTCTTGTTCGGCTAGTCGGCTCATGGTTATACTCCTCTCTCAGCGGTTATTGTCACCGGTATATTCGCTACCACCTGTGCCTTTATTGATACGCTTGAGCCAACCGTATTGAATACCGGCACATACCACTGCATGCGGTTGCTTACTGTCGCCGGCTGCGGAATCTCTACAAAATCGCCGCCAATCGGCATATTTACGCTGTATTTTGGTATCAAATCAGCCACCAAGTTGCTACCCTTGGCTGCTTCAGCGGTAATAACGGCCACATTCCAGCCTGGCGAGTCGGGAAACTGTCCGGCATTGTTTGTTGGTAGCGTAATGTCCCACTCTTTACCGCTGTCCTGCGAGAACATTACCACCTGGTTAGATCCGATCGGCTGCCTGGTCTTCAACTCTTCTATGTCACGCCGCAGCTCTACAATCCTCTGAATAATACTGTCTGCTATTCGTTGTATCATCGCTACGTCCTATATGACTTTATCTTTACCGCCACTTCGCCGCGGTCTGTCGAACGTAGGCGAAATCTTACGTTTAATGTCGGTGAGTGATCTGATGAATTTGTCGTATAGTTTGCCGAGGCGCGCCATTTATACAGTAATTTTCCTGATGCATAATCAGTCAGTTCAGCGACATTATTCATATACATGACTGCGTTGCTCCTACTGGCGACCGAACGAAAGCCCATACCGAGCGATGGCGAGTAAAACGGCTGCCACCCCGCGCCATCGATAGACAATTCAATAAACGGATAAATGATAGGCGCGTTCTGCTTGCTTGGCGTGTACGAGTATTCTAGCTCTAGTAGATTACCCGTCATAGCATTTGGTGTCGGTGGCAATTGTAGTGTGTTCGTACGAGTTGTCGCGCCATTATGATCCACCCATTCCACTTCTTGCCAGTTGTCTGATTCCGGCACTTGGTAGGTCAATACGCCAGAGCGGTTGCTTGTTGGCTGCGGTGTCGTCTTCAGCTCTAATAGTTGCTGCTCTAGGCGCTGTACCCAGTTCATCAGATATTGCGACTGGTGTTCGTCTAAACGGCTCATGTTCCGTTTTCTGCCTCTTGCTGCTCGATAATCTTGTCAATATCAATATCATCGAATGTTATTGTCGGCCGCTCGCTGTCATTGTCGTCTACAGACACTTCCAGCTTTTCTATACGATAGTTACCGCGAATGTGATTAAATACCTCGTAGCCATTCAATTCTGCATATACCGTATCGCCAACATGTAGTACGTTCAGGTCAAGCACGTCGTTCTGTATTGTCAGTACCGGCAATTCATAAATGTGCTTTGCCACTTCCCGAACACCGTCAGCGTTCTGCTGCAATGTGTCCAGGTGCTCTACCGAATTGAATGTCACCAATTTCTCACGACGGTACTGCGCGCGCATATAATCAGCGTCTTCCGATGTTGTTATGATAGCGTCATCACCATTACCACTGCCGATAGCGATGATATGGTTAGCGAGCGACGCCGCCGACCGCTCGAAGTCGAACGATGACACGTTGCCTGGCCATATTAGCCGAATATCAGGTCGATATGACCCCATGGCGTCGTATGTGTTAAACTTTTTGTCCGGCGTGAACTGTATATCAGGACCCTTAATTACGTTCGTCATGCGCACTATGAAATCTTTCACCCTTGCGCGCACCTGGTTGCGTTGCCGCTTCATGCCTCGCGATACGTAGTCGCCCTTTCGTATGCCGAAGTCGCCGTACGGCTTCTTCTGGTATTGATCTATCACCCGCCATAGTATTTCACCCTGGTCGACGTCATTCTGAGATACATCTACAAACGCATCCTTGAAGTAGTTCAAATAGCCGGTACAGCTCACTTCCACCTTTACCGATGGATCGTCCGGTGTGTAGTGTAGCTTCACAACATGCGCGCCGATTCGTTCCACGCCGTCCCGTACCAGGCGAATATCAGTAACCGCAGAGTCCATGAAATCATACGGCGTCATATTTATCTTCTTCAAATACGCCTCGTACTCGCCTAGATCCATATCAAACGACACTGTTTCAGCTGCATTGCGCTGCTCTGTCCACTTCAGGTTATGTGCGAGATGCCTTATGTCGCCTAAACAGCTGCCAGATTTGTTCCAGACTTCTATTCTGTAGCTCATAGCTATATTCCTATCGAACCGCTGCGGTATCGTACCTCAGCTTCAGTTTTTTCGCTCAATACATCAGTCACCAGCTCTACAGTGTTGTCGCCAGGCACGAGTCCCCAAAACTCCGAGCCAGCAGAACGCAATCCGTATATGTCCAGGCCGTTATACATCACAATTCCGTTAAACATATCAATACGCAGCTCATCGCCGTCGTTTGTTTGAATTTCAATTTTTATCATCTTGTCGGTCGTTCGATTGATAAGCTGCGGGTTCGTGCCACGCGTTTTTATAGTGATAATCGGCTTTACTGTTTCGTTGCCGGCGTTCACGATTTGCGTTGGCAACGAGCCTCCGCTGATGTCTAGCGGAATGTCAAACGGTATATCAAAACCGCCCTCAACGGTCTTACGAATAATCGCGGCAATGTCGCCGTCAGTATTGTCATACAGTATCGGGTCGTCTGCTCTCAGGTTAATTTTATAGTCGATTCGGTTCATGATACGCGTTATCGGCGCGGGAGCGTCTAATACCACTACGTTTGTCACGTATTCATGACCACCTAGCGTCACGATACGCAGCGTTAGACGGTGTCTATGCAGTACACTGGCAAATTCCCTGCGTTTTGCCTCTACATCGGCTATAGAGCGTCCATAAATCCACACAGGGAACGATATAAAGCGTGCATCATAGCATTGTTTGCTCGTCCAGCCGCCATCGCGGCCGATATTTGAGCCGCTTGAAGTACGTATGCCAGGCAAGCCTGCCAACCCCTCCACCGGATCACCCAAATACACGCCGTTTGCTGGGTCGTTTACCTTGAACTCGTCCAAATATAGCTCCATACGTCATTCCTCCTACAGCTGGCTTGCTAGATAGCCCATGTCGCTAGCGATTCGTTGCGCATCTACCTGCGTCTTCACGTTGTATTCGTTGTTTATGGTGACGCTCTTCGATGGCGCGCCGTTACGGCCGTCCGTCCGCGCTATCACCTGCGCTATGAGGCTTGCCATCTTACTTTCCGGCACAACCCACTCTGCTTGTCCGCCCTCTGCTACGACGACATGCTGTCCGCCTGGTGTTGGCGGGATGATACCGCCGGTGGCAAGCTGAGGAATTGTTGGAATATTAGGGGTCTTGCCTCCTAATCCTGGCACCCAATCAGGCACTTTCAGCTGGTTAATACCTCTAATCACAGAGTTTATGCCGCCGATGATGGCGTTTATCGGTCCTTTGATGATTCCGCCAATCGTGCCCATAACGTTGCCAATGCCTCTAACTAAACCAGATAGTCCACCAAGCACTCCATTCCACAGTCCGCCAAAGAACCGCGCTACTGGTTGGATGACGTTATTATTGATCCAGTTGGCGATAGGACTCAGCACGCCTGCGACCGAGTTGAAAAAACCCTGTGCGCCGCTAATGATACCGCTCCATAAATCTGAAAAGAAGTTACCGATAGGCGTTGTGACATTCACTGAAAACCAGTCGGCAATAGGCGATACCACGCCCATGACAGAGGCTACGAAATTCGTCACACCCTGAACGATGCCGTTCCACAGGTCGACGAAGAACTGTGCCACCGGTTGAATAACATTATCGTAAATCCATCCGGCTATTATGCCAATTAAAGCAAAGTAAGCTTGTACAGCTCCCGCCACGACAGAAACTATAGTCGACACAACACCTACAATGGTCGAAACGATACCGCTTACTACTCCGATAATGAAATTAACAATATCGCCAATGTGTTTTGCTATTTCGACGACGACATTGACGATTACGACAACAATCCCCATAACACATTTGGCAATAAATTCCACAGCCATAGCGACAAGAGCGACGATTGCAATAAATAGTCCAGAAATCACGCGCCAGATAACATCAAATATAGGTGCGAGGAAGTTGACTACAGGTTTAAGCGCTGCAGCAATACCATCGGCAACTTGTTTGAAAAACCCGACTATCTTGCCGACGATGCTGCTAACCGTGTTTATGATGGAACCGATTACGGTAGCTATTGTTTGCACGACCGGCTTCAATGCCTCGCCCACTTTTCCCGCAAAATCCGCGATAACACCAGCGACCGCACCGACCACTTCAGATATCGTATTAAACACCGGTTCAAGCTTCTTTAATACATCGCCGATAAACTTACCGACTACTTCGGCTGCTCCTTTGATTTTATTCCACGCACCAATGAAAAAATTACGAAATCCCTCTACGTTGTTCCAAAGATATATAAATGCCCCGACAAGCAATGCAATCGCACCAACAATGATAGTAATAATCCTGACGATAGGATTGTTTTTTATAGCTAGATTGAACAAAGTTGTCGCGGCTGCAGCGACCTTAGCGACACCACTCCATATCGTCGTAACAGTCGTCCATGCCTTTGTTGCTGCCGACGCCAACTTCACAGCAGTCTCATATGCAAGCACTGCGCCCGTGAATATACCAACCGCAACAGCAGCGGCCGTAAACACTTCCTTGTTCTGTTTGACGAATTTAATGAAATCAGCCACCTTGTTCAGTACTTTTTCCATTTGCACACCAAACCCGCCTGCGGCACTGTTCATGTCGCCCGAGCCGAGCGCTTCAATAATATTCGCGACACCACGCGTCACCGCCGTCTTTGCATTTTCCATACCAGTGGCGATACCGCCCGTCGCATTCTTCGCCTGCTGGGCAAACGTTGGCAGCCCTCCCGTGCCCTCAGTGTTCAGCTTGATAAGCGCATCGCTTAGCTGATCCATCGTAATATTGCCGTTCTTGATTTCCTCGTACAGCGCGTTTGCGTCGACTTGTCCCATCGACTTTGCGAGCTGATCCATCTGCGCCGGCATAGCGGTCATGGCAGTACGCCATTCCATCAAGTCCGGCTTGCCGCGTGCGAATGCTTGGCTTAATTGTTCCATTGCAGCCGACTGAATTGTTGATGACGCACCACCGGCGATAATGGCATTATTAAGCGCTAGGAATATATCAGTCGCCCTGCCGACGTCCTTTGTTTTCATTGTCAGACGTTGAATCGACATTGCGGCTTCGTCCAAGCTTGTCGGCAGCCCTTTTAATCCATCAGAGGCGCGTTTAATAGCAGCTTGTGCTTTATCAGTGGAAATACCAACGTTACTCATGACACGCGGGAAGTTCTTCAGCGTATCGACACGCTTGATAGCACCATCAACAGAATTGCTGATCATGTCGATACCCTTATGAATTCCTGCCGATATCAAATTACCGGCAGCAACCGATACTGCACTGCTAAATTTACTAAAGCCTCTTGCACTCTTGTTGCCAGTGTCTTCGGCTTTACCAGTAAACTTATCAACGGCCGAGCTCGCTTGGCTGAGCGCCTGGACAAGCTGGCTACTGTTGCCTCTAATTGTCAGTGTTATTTCATTGCTGGCCATGTTAGTATTTCTTTTTTACCGCTTCGTCATAAGCTTCTTTTTCTAGTTTGTTTTCTACCATCCGCTTCGCCATGATTGCCTCTATCAACCATTCCGGCGAGTCTAGGTAATCATCATATGTCCATCCGTAGTCTTTCAATATGCTGGCAATAATGATTTCCTGAGACACCGGCGACTGCGTTCGGTATGCTCGCTCATAATCCTGAGCGAGCTCCGTTATTCTTTTGGGCCTTTCGGTGCCAGAGTTTTTTGAATCGCTTCAGAAATAACCATGAAATCGTCGCCATCTGTTGAGTTCATTAACGCCTCAAACGCAGCTTCAGTACCGTCAGCGTCCTTGTATCGAACGAGGAGCGACTTAATGCCGAACTCTATCGCCTTATCAACATCATCACGCACCTTTGCGAATTGCACACGCGTACGGTTGGTGATTCCTGTCTTAAGTGCCGCATCTCCACCACTTGGTAGTTTGATTATTTGGATTTCGTCCACTGAAATGCTCCTTTTCATATTAAAAAGGTCGAGCGACGACCAGCGAATCTAAACCAAAAGAAAAACGTGGACGTTCTTCGACCACGTTTGTTACCTATGATTATAGCACAGTTCTAGCTTTGCTACTTTCCAAAGAGCCTCAATATGCTATCAGATAATTTGTTTTCCACCAAACTTCCATGAATAAGACTAAAGTTTACATTTACCCCAAACGTATTATTATATTGCTCCTGATATTCCCTATTCCCCTTGTCCTTGCTCTGCGCCGCCTCAATCATCTTTATTGTCTTAGGGCTCGGAACTATATTAAACATCACAAGCGCACCGTTAATCGTACGACTAGTAGTCACGGATATAATATCGCTGTCTATCATAAATGTCAGAGCATTTTTTTAATAGCACGAAGTTGCCGTCAACTATTTTACTTAGCGCATCATGTAGAGCATCATCGTCACAGTCAAACTCAGTCTCATTGTCACGCGCCACAAGCGTTATGGTTTCATCTGTAATAATTCCCCTTGTTGTCCATAGCTCGTAAAATAATAGCGCAATCTTCTCCGCAGTCTCAGTTATCATGATTTACACCTCCTACTGTTAAATCTCTATCTTCTCTGGCTTTTCATGCGTATGGTTGATAACAGATATCCTAAACTTCTTGTTCGCCTTGATAAGCAAGTTGTTACCGGTATTGATGATTGAGCCGGACGTTGACTTTGTATTGTCGATGTGCGATTTATATTCAAGCACTATATCACCGCTCTTTGTTTTGAGGGTTGATATTAGCTCAAGCTTACTGTCGACTTTCTTTTTCTTCATACCGAGCGCGAATACGCCGAACGCTGCTGCGCGTGTTAGTGTAACGCGCCCTGATTCGTTAGACTGCTGGTTTTCTGTGTATGAAAAATCCTTAACAGACGTCCATGGGACGGTAGTTAGCAGCTCTTTTCTCTTATTGAACGGTCCTCCTCTGAAGAGGTCGATACCATCAGCGTGAGCGAGCATCGTGAAGTACTTGATGTGTTCCGGGATTGCTTTGTGGCTACCAAAGTACTCACCATCAATCTGGACAGGATCGTCCCGCTTATATATTTCTTTCGCCGCCTTGATTGCCGCTTTTCTCTCGGCTTTATCTTTTATTTGGCGGGCTTGCTTGACGGCGTCGCCATAGCGACTCCACATCTCTTTCTCTCGCTGTCTACTCATGACGTCATTATATCATTTTATACGCCATAACCAGCCCTAGTTTTTCATCCATACGTAAATAGAGCCACCTCAGCAGCTCTATATTACCGCATTTTCAGTAGCGAACTAGTATGTGTACTTGTTCACCAATGTCGCCGTCACGCTCTTAGAAAAGTCCTCTACGTCCAGCAACATAGCGAAGTTTATTGTCTCAGTAGAGATATCGCTCAAGCCGTAGCTTGGCTCGCGGCTACCGAACGCCGCACGAGATATATCAATCGTTAAGCTCGTCGGCGTCGTGTTGCCTGCCATGTTTTGCGGGTCAGAAAGAGTGAACCGCATTGCTTTTACAGCGTCGTTTAACACGTAACCGCGATATGTCGTGTCGTTGTATAGTTTTTCAAAGCTACCGCTTACTTCGAAGTCCGTATTCAGGATTTCGCTATACGTCACCTCATTCGCTGTACCGGTCGGCATAGTCTGCTGCGGCGATAGCGTCTTAGTGAATGTAAGCGTAAAGCTTTTAATGTCCGTTAGCGCAGGAGCAGCTGTTAAGCCTGCCAAATTGTCAGCAATGCGTAACTGTGCGTGTTTTGGCAAGAACTCTTTGTCTACCACATATGCGACAGTGTTCGTCGCCGTTACGGAGCGCCTAGATTTAATCGGGAACTCAATCTTTGGATAGCTATCAGGACTCCAGGTGATTGTGAACGATTCTGGCAATGCGTATGGAAATCGCACGTCCAGATTCGGCTCTTTGATGGCCAACGTTGCCGATAGGTGTTGGTTGTCGTCCTGGAGCGTAAATTTATGGTTCTTAGCGTTCGTATCGCCTGTCACCGGCGTTGTTGCCGGTTTCTTGCCGAATACAAGCGACAGGAAGTAGTAGATACCTTTAATGAACATCTTACCGCTTACGCTACCATCGCCAGCTACAAGCGTAGTAACCTTATCGTTGTTCTTGATGATAGTACCAAGCGCAGACTCGTTGTAGAGCGCTGTATCAGCATCCTTAATACTCAAGTCCAGGTGCGGATACCAGTATTCCGGCGCAACTGGCGTGCCTTTGGTTGCTTCAAGCCCGATACCGACGGCGACCTTTCGCCCACTAAACTTTGCCATGTTAGTTTTTCTCCTTGTTGTTACGGTTTGCTATCGCGATCGCCTCTTCAAGCGACTCAGCGTCAACTGGTGTTCCCAATTCGGGAAAATAGAAATGCTGCAGGTCTTTGCTCTTTTCTTCCTGCTTCTCAGCTGGTTTCTCTGATTGTTCTTCTGTTTGTTTGGTAGTCATATACTCTTTCCTTTTTGACAAAATACGGCTGATAAGTTTAAGCCAAAGAAAAAAACGTGGCTGTCCTTGTCAACCACGTTTGTTACCTCTGATTATAGCATAGCCTTTGTCATGGCTACAAATTGATGAGCTGGTTCGTCTTCAATGTCAGGTGCACGATTGCTTCGGCTGTTACTAAGCCTTTGTCTCGTGTTTGATAGTCAAGCTCGACTTGAATCGGCGTTGCAGGGTCAACAAATAATTGCATCGGGTCGCCAGTCTTCGTTAAATCCTGATGATGCATGAATACGCCGGAAACAGAGTCTTCTCGTATACTGAAATCATCATTCCTGCCGCAGGCAAGGCTAATAACGCGCTGATGACTCTTGGCGTCTAATCCTTGCCCAAAGTCGCGCGTCATATCGCATACGATATCAATTACTACCGGTAGAGTTGATTCCATTTCATGCGAGGCGTCCATGTCTAGGCTCTGCTCTTCATACGAGATAAATGCCATCGGCTTTGATAGCTGCGATTTATTCACAACGCCAGGGTCGCCAATGCCATAGCGTCCTTTTAATTCGGTCGAACCATGCGTATTTAGCACTTCTTTTACTCGTTCAAGTATCGCGTCTTTATAGTTATTCATCACATCCCCTCCATAATGTATGCTTGGATTATCTTTGTCACTTTTCTACGCTGCGGTTCCTGGAAATCCATCATGATACGTCGCGGTAAGCGTTTGCGCGGCGCTTTACTCTGGTGATACTTGAAATAGTGCATTTTGTTGCTAATCGTCACAGAATTGTCTCTGACACGAGCCTGAAAGCTATTGCGCATTCGTCCGGTGGCCTCAAGCAATGGGTGTCCGTAGTTATGCGCCGGTCTCTTCCAGCGCTCCCAAACCTTGCCTTTCACGTCAAAGTTGTCGTCGATTATATCCAACATGTATTTACCAATTTCTGTCATCGGCGTTCGTAAATTGCGTGCACGCTTTCCTCTTGTGTCGAGCATCGCCACAACCTGCTTACTACCCTCAACCTTTACGCTAATGCGTAGTACGCCCATCAGAAACACCTATCATCATTATGGCGGCGATGTTCGCGTAGTATTTCGCGCTCTGTGTCGGTAAATAGATCGCCTTTCGACGCTGAGCCGAGGCTTCTTAGCGTCGTGTTGATTTGCCCGTCGCTATCAATGCCGCATTCACCGCCGGACTTCGCATAGTCCTCAAGCGCTTCCTTGACAGTTTTCAGCCGTTCGTAACCATCCTTGCTCGTGCCCTCAATATCCTGGTTATAGCCATAGTCGCGTATCAACAGCCACGCTGCAGCTAGTTGCCGTGTGATATTTCGCACTATTTTTGGCACTGATCTACCCTCACGACCGTACGGCGCGCAGTTATCGATGGACTTCATTCGGTTATTGATTGTTGCCTGCGCCTCTTCTCGCCGGCGTGCGGCAGACTCTAAGCTTACGGGGCTATAACGGTAGTCTACTGTCACCGTCACGCCCTCTTTGGGTGCTTCAGCTGTAATAATCGTACCGAATACTTCATCAACATCGACAACAGTCACTGGTACACCATCAAAATAGACACGTAGGTCTTCCTCTGTGACCATATCATCGTAATCTAAGTCGCTCAGAGGCTTATTGTTGACGGTAAATGTCTTATTCTGGCCGTCTACTATGCCATTCGGAACTTCAGCCAGGACTGCGTGAGACAATCCGGCCTCTTCGATGATTTCCTGCAATGCACAGTAAACAGCCATACAAACACATCTACTTTCGGCGTTGAGCGATGATTTTCTTAGCCCTCTTCTCAGCGTCAGCTTGCGATTTTGCGCTCACAACACCGAAACCGTCTACCCAGAATGGCTTTAGTTTACTGTCGACAGCAGGTTCTTCTGCCGGCTCCTCAGCCTGATTGTCCTGCGTATCGACTTCTGGTTGCTCGTCGTTTTCTAGCTGCTCTACTTCGTCGGGCTGCACCGTCGGTTGCAATGCTTCTGCCGGCTCCTCAGCCTGATTGTCCTGCGTGTCACTCATAATATTTACCTCTTTGGTTAATTTTTATGGAAATGGGCGGCGCTGGAGGACACCACCCACTATTTCGTCCGCCTATTAGGCGCCCGTCGAACCCACAATCAAGCGGTAGTTCGAGTAGGCGGCGTCAAAGCGACCGTCCGTACCCCAGGTATAGATATCAGCATCATCCTGGCGGTCTTTCATCATCTGGCGCAGCGGACCTACCTTGCGGCGTTCAACGACTTCGACCGGCTTTACGCTACGGCTGAGGTCGGCAACATACCAGCTGGTGTCAGTAATTTGCGGAAGAACCACAATCTTCACTACATCGAAGTTCGGGTTGCTCTCGCCGCCAGCCAAGTATTCTTTCTTGACAACGGCACGTGCCGCAGCCTTGTTCGCCGGACCAACAATAAGCGTGGTCGCTAGGTAGCCGTATGATCGGCCTTTATCGTCGCGTTGCATTTCAAGCTTCAGACATGCCTTGTCGAAGTTTTCGCCAGTCAACGCACCGGTTTGCAAGTTGCCATGGTCGGTCGAGAAGAACTTTTTGCCGTCACTCATGTTCGTGACAAAGCCTTTATTGATAGCCTCTGTCGCCAAGTTTCCATATACCAACTTGTTCTCAAGCGCCATCTCCTCGATTGCGCTCTTGTAGATACCAAGCTCGTCGTCTTCCACATCCTCGCCGTTGATAGCAACCGTCTGTTCCCATTTACCGACCTTTTTCATTTCGGTTTGGAATTTGAACGTGCCTGGTCGACGCTCAGACAGCCACCTGCGCAAGCCTGGTACGCTTGTCAAGCTTAGAATACGAGCGATACCGGTTTTATTCGGCGTCACTGCGTACAAGCCAGCAGCGTGATCAGTGAAATCTTCGCTCATGGCTTTTTTGAAAATCGTCTTGACGTATAAGTCTACACGATTGAGTTGAGTAGGGTTAAGAGCCATTTCTCATGTTCCTTTCTATGTTTATTTATTAGCCGGAAGTCCAGCGTTTACTTTCACACGAACCGACGTCGTGCTTTCAATTTTGGTGATGATACCAATACGAACCGTACCAGCAGCACCAGCATCGAGCGCGACAGTGTGGTCGTCGGTCAATACAACGCCCTTGCCAACGTTCGCTTGCACGCCGACGGCAGCTTCACAGTCAAAGCTAAACACGCCCTCGGGCGACACGCGTAGCAAACCGCCATCCGTAACAGTTTCCTGTGCAACGCCGAGGAACGCCTCTTTCGTCGCACCTGCATGCGCAAGGCCGTTCGCAGCAGCAGCCGTCACTGCAGCACCGTGGTAGATTGGGTTCGTACCCGCCTCAACTTCGATAAAATCACCAGTCTGGCGGCTATCGTCTCGTGGAGCTGTTAAATTAGCCATTATTCATCTCCTTTCAATGATTTCTTTGTTTCTTTGAGTTCTTTCTCGGTTACGCCGAATCCGGTCAACGACTTCTCGTCATCCGTTAATTCGACATCCTCGTCAGCCTCTTTGTCCCCGCCTGCGACACCTTTCTCATCAAGGAAGATACCTTTCGGCGTCTTCTCAAGAAATTCTGACAACAGTACAGCAACACTCTTCTTCGCGCCGTCCGCAAGCTCTACTGAGGTATTGCTTTGCGAACTGAGGGCAAGGTATGCGTCTTTTTGAGCTGGAACGACCTTGCCATCGCTCAACAGCTTCTCAAATTGGGCTTCAGCCTCTTTATCGGCAAGCTCGCGTTCACGCTTTGCCAGTGCAGCTTCACGATCGGCGAGTTCTTTCTCTTTCTTCTCGGCGTCTGATGATTCATCATCAGCTTTGTCAGCTTTGTCTTCTGTCTTTTCTTCCGGCTTGGTCGCGTCTGCAATCTGCTTATTTACAGTCTCTACGCGGTCGCTCGGCACTTCAATCTCCGCGCCGGCTGCGACAGTAGCGGTTTTTTCTTCGCCGTCTTGCGTAAATTTCACCTCAACGTCGAAGTCTCTATCATTTTTTACTTTATCCATCGGTTCTTCCTCCTTGTTTGTTTCATTACCGTTGGTTTCGCTAAATAAAATCGTGGCAACGTGCTTATCTGCTAGTGCCGGCTCGAACTCTGTCATGCCTTTGATATACGGGTCATTCACGAGTCCTACATGTTTCAATACATCGTGGAATATTTTGCCGGTCTTTTTGTCCTGATATTCTTCGTCGAATGCTACACTCGTGTCCACTAACACACCGTCCTCAATGTCTGCTGCCGTATCAGGCTTACGAATCTCAATAAGCCCGTACAAGCCGTCGTCACGAGCTTCTAGGTCGATGAGCCAGCCTTTTGTACGTTCAGCTAACTCAGCGGACGTCTGCGGGTGTCCTACCGGTACAGGAACACGGGTTATCGGGCCGTTCTTGAAGTTGTCAACAACGCGTTCGCCCCATTCCTTGTCGAGGATCATCTTCCTCCCCGCATTCCGCGGG